GATGATTTTTTTTGTTCCAAGCAGAAGCCGGAATCCGGGCAGCGGTGGGGCCCGGGGGCCCCGGAAATGTGATAAGGAGCCGGTTCAAACCCACGCGGCTAGTCAGGCTATATTGAGAATGGTTCCCATTAAGCGGTGATGATACACCCGACACGCCGAGTGGGTTTGACATGTGTTGTGTGGTGTGGTACGCGGAAGTGAGCGTGAAAGGACGGTGCGGTTGTGGCGTGTCATGTTATAAGGTGTGATATATTGAAGAGTGGTAATATAAATATTATTGAAAGGGTTATCAATGAATATTTTTATTGTTATTTATGCCATTTTATAACAGTGTTGTTCATAATCTCTCTTGACGCATAAGTTTTTTGTATTGAAAAAATAGGAGTAATAAAATGAGTTTCATGAATATTGAAGCATTGTCTAATTCAATTGATTTTAACGTTAATAGTATTTATGATGTGTTCGTGTATTTTGTCGATATTGCGTCCGATTGCTTAATCGAAACTCGGTTTGTCGATTGCATTGACGCATATGGGCTTAGGGATGTGCTTGATGATGGCGTGTTTTACGTTCCGGATACGATATGTTTGGGGTATCGGATTAATCGGTGATTGCGAAAGGTTTCATTCGAATTGGCTAACACACCTTTGTTAGAGAGAGATTAATCATGTATTGCAAGCGTAATAAATGCGATTATATCAAGGGCTATAGGGTTCATGGCGAACGTCGTACTAAGATTGTTGCTATGAGTATGAAGTGGTTTACATGTGATTCGACTGTATCTGATTATGTGTTTCTGCATTGTCGTGATATTGTTGATTTGATGCGGCGGGGTTTATGGGAGGGGTGATGTGATGGCCTATTAGCTCAGTGGTTAGAGCGGCATTCTTATAAAATGTGCGTGCCGGGTTCAATTCCCGGATAGGCTACGCGATTGTGATATATTGGGTCATGGCATATCGTTTGATGTGTCATGATCTTTTTTTATTTGTGAGGTGTTTTTGATGGATATTGGTTCGATTGTAACCGTTGTCGGGAGCGTGGGGTTTCCGATTGTCGCGTGTTGTGGTATGGCATGGTTTATTGCAACGACGTTTAGTGATTTTAATGATTTGATGACTAAGAATAATGTGTTGACTGAAGAACTTATTGCATTGCTTAAGGATAACAAGGGGGATAACGATGTGTCGAATATGGCGTAGCGCGTTAGCTTGTGTTTGTGCGTTGTTGCTGGCTGTGGTGCCATCTGCAAGCGCGGATATGCGCGGTGTAGATGTGAGCAATTGGCAGTGTGATATTGACACGGCAGCGGTGGACGCTGATTTCATTGTGGCGGGTGCCACATGGGGTGTAGGCGGTATCAGCAATACTTGTTTGACCAATGGCGTGAATCAAGCAGCGAACTATCAGCTCGGGCGTGCAACGAATAGCGGTAAAAGCATCGGCGTATATCATTACGCGATGGGACGTGACGCGAACACGGAAGCTGACTTTTTCATAGACAACGTGCGCGGATACGTCGGAAATGCCGTGCTTGTTTTGGACTGGGAATCTCAGGATAACCCGAGTTTTGGTAATGGCGCGTGGATTGAAACGTGGGTGCGTCATGTGCATGACCGCACACAGGTGTGGCCGATTGTGTACGTGCAGGCATCAGCATTGAGCCAGCTTACGCAGTTCGTGCGCGAGCATTGCGGTGTGTGGGTCGCACAGTATGCATCAATGAACGCAACCGGCTATCAGGAAACGCCGTGGCTATACGGCGCATATGGTGAAGCCATGCGGCAGTACACGTCAAACGGGTATGTGTCGGGCTATGCCGGACGATTGGACTTGAATTATTTCCGGGGCGAACGGTGGCAGTGGGATGCATACGCGCACGGCGACGGCGCGAATGTATCCGCACCGGAAACGAACATCGGTGGGAATGCCGGTGGGAGCGTGTCGCAGTCGGTTTGCGTGGTGGTTGCGTCGGGTGACACGTTGTCGGGCATTGCCGAGCGTACCGGACTGTTGCCGTGGCAGTCGTGGCATGGGTACGAGTCGGGCAATCCGGCTGTGATTTATCCGGGTGAAACCGTGTGTTATGGCGGTGCTGTGACTGCGCAGCCGAATGTGGCGCGTACGTATACGGTTGTGTCCGGGGATAGTCTGTGGTCGGTGTTTGGCGGTGATTGGGCGCGTGTCGCGTCGCTTAACGGTTTGTCGGATCCGAGTTTGATTTACCCGGGTCAGATTTTGCGTTATTGAGAATCAATGTCAATAATCGGCGTGTCGCTTTTTGCGCGCGCCGATTTTTGTGCTATAAATATTTATGCCATCAAATAGGTGGTAAAAAGATAGAACAGGATAACAAATATGCGAAAGATTCGTAAGGTAATCGCTGACAGCACCATAAGCTATTATGACCGAGACGGCGTGGCACAGACGTTCCACACCACCGGAAACGTTCGCAACGTTGAAATGGCTGTGAAAGCGCTTATGGACGCCGGTATTGTTAACGTGTTGATTGACGATATTACAGTTGATAAAACCGTGTACGTCATGGACGTTGAAACGTTCATCGAGCACGCCGAACGTGTTGCGGTTGGCGTCACCGGCCCCGACGTTGATAACGACAACGACAACGATAACAATAACGAAGATATTGAATTCTGAAAGGAACTGAAATGAACGAGGAAAACGAACAGATGAACGACAACACCGTGAATGAAACCGCACAGAACACCGCTGACAACTACCGTTATATTTGCACGATGGACAACAGCACGTTCGAGGGAAAACGCGCCATCGTCAACGCACGTAACAGCGCGTTGTCGCTGAACGGACACGGGGCGGAATCATTAACGGTTATCGGCGCTTATATCGCGCCGGGCGTCCGTTCTCAGACCGGTCAGAAATGCGCAAACGTCTATCTTTTCGGAAAGGACGGTAAGACGTATTTCAGCCAGTCACAGGGAATCTACCGCAGCGTGTTGGATATTTACGACATGTTCCCCGATTTCAACGCGCCGGACGGTATCACCGTCGCGGTCAAGCAGACCGCACTTGGTGGCGGACGATCCACGAAATCGCTTGAAATCAAGTAGTTCGGAATGAAACAAAAAGTGCCATAAATTGTTATGGCACTTTTTTTATAAGGTGGTGAACATGCCTAGAGCGCATAAACAAGCGGACGTTTTGACAGCGAAACGCAAGCGGGTGCGGCGTACGATAAACAGTCTGAAAAAAAGCATTACCGACACCATGCCCGAAAGTGAAGCACATGCACGACGTGTTTACATCCAGCGACTTGAAACGCAGCTGAAAAACACATATGTAGGCCGTACCCGCAACGCTGCCATGCGTGACGAATTGTATCAACGCGCCAATGAAAAAGCCGACGCGCTGATTCGACAAACCGAAGACGTGCGCGGCGGCAAAGGGCGCGCGAAAGAACGCGCACGCTCATTTAATATCTTTCGCAACGAAATGCGAATGGCGGCCAAGGGGCTACCGAGCGCGCTGGGCGATGATCTAAGCCGTGAAAAAGTCAAGATATTTTGGCGATACACACAAAACGTATGGCAACGCCCCGACGTTGCCCCGAACAAACGGTTAGAAGCCATCATGAAAGCATATGACACCAATTCGCTCAGTGAACTGTTTGATACTATCATGTCACGAAACGAAAAGGCATTGCAATACGCAAAACGCATGAAAATGCACGCGGGCGAATTGGAAGACGATACGGACGTAGACGGCGGTAGCCCGATATGGCTCATGTTGGTCACACCTGATGTAATACGATGATGAAAGAACGCAAGAATTTCCGGATAGCGGCAATATTCGACACCGAAACAACGAACATCGGCGCGGGTGCCGAAACGCGCGCATACCCGATATTGTACATTTTCAACGATTTGCGTGACACGTCACTGGAATCGTACACTCCCGATACGGATGATGTACGATTTTACCGGCGCACACCCGAAGCGCTAACGTATATTGACGATCTCATTGAACATGGGCGTGCACACGGTTATATTCCGATAATCGCGGCATATAACCTTATGTTCGACATGCAAACTCTCATGTTGGAATTGGCGCAGTCGTATACGATCACTGCTAATGCGCAGACGGCTACAAGCGTGTATACGCTTGACTTGTATGTAGGCAATGACGTGGTGTGCCGTTTTTGGGATACGTTTTATCTCGAAATGGGCGGACTGCGCGCAATGGGTGAAACATGCGGATTACCGAAAGCGGTAGGCGACTGGGATTACACGCTTCTGCGCACGCCCGAAACGCCACTAACCGAGGAAGAACTGTTTTACGCGCATCGTGATGTGCAAGTGATACCACAATACTTGCAATGGTTGCTACGCGCGAATCATTGGCTTACGCCGGACATGCTCGGTTGCCGCGTGCTTACCAAGACATCACTTGTACGGCAGATGGCGCGCCGTGAGATTGGCGGGCGACGCATCACGTTGCAGAGTGGCAAGCAGATGACGCTTCAACGCGCGTTCGAGTTGACTTGCAATCAAGAGTTTCCGAAAAACTATGAGTCCTATGCCTTGCGCAAGTCGTGTTTCCGTGGCGGATTGACGTTTACGAGTGCGAAAACCGCTAGCATTATTGTGGATAATGTTGCGTCCTTGGATGTAACGTCAATGCATCATGCTTTCATCAATGGTCGTCGATTGCCGGTGAAGTTTGCACCTATACCCCCGGATATTCTGCAAGTGGCGTGCGAACATATCGTTAACACGCCGCTTGAAGACGTATTGGCGAATTATAGTGATCCGTTCCGAACGGGTGTACATGCGGCAGTAAGATTTACGAACCTCAGATTACGTAAAAACACATGTTTCGATACATGGGGTATTGCAATCTGTCCGCGCTCAAAATTCGTACAGACGTTGCAAGCGGATACGGATTATGCCAATAACGAGCGTGCGAAAACACAGGAAAACAGCATTAGGGCGCATGGTTATGTTGATAGCGCCGTTAACGCGACATACGCTTTCGGAAAATTGTATTGTGCGGATGAATGCATATTACACGTTAACGAAATTGAATTATGGAATGTGGCACAAGTATATGAGTACGATGAAATGCACGTCTTATATGGGGAGGGTACCACTAAGACAATCATTCCGCCCGATTACGTAACTTTGCAATCCAATATGCTTTTCGCTCGAAAAACCGATGTGAAAAACCTGATTAAACATTATCATGAGGGGACAGCGTATACGGAAAAAATACCCGATTCGATACCTGAGGGCATCGCGCGCGACGCGATGACGGGTGTGTTAAGCATGAAATTTTTGCAATCATACTACGGCAGTACCGTTAAAGGTCAATTTAACGGGATTTATGGCACTCAGGCGCAAGACGTGATGAAAGCCGATTATCGCGTGACGGAAGCCGGCGAACTTGAAGTTGATAAAACCACGGTTTGCACTCCCGAGAATTTTGCGAAAAAACGTCCGAAAACGCCACGCGTGCTTTACACTTACGGAATGCGAATCGTTGCGGGCAGCAGAATGCACTTGCTGATAGCCATGATGCTGCTATATCGGCATTTCGGAAATCGCGTCACGATCACGGGCGGCGACACCGATAGTCTGAAAATCAGCTGCGCCAATGACGTATCCGACATGGAACTTTTGAAAGCGCTTGAACCATTGCACAATGCGATAGAAAACGCTATCAACATTACCATGCGACGGGTCAGAGACACCGCGCCCGACATGGCGTCTACGCTGGAACATATCGGAAAATTTGAAGTTGAAGATTGCGGCGGTACAACCCGATATGTTGAGCATATGGAATTGTGGAACAAGGCGCGTGTCAGTTTGGACACGGGCGGGCGCGTGCATGTCACTTGCGCGGGACTTCCGCGACCGGACGGCATGTACACCATAGAAGATTTTATTGTCGATGTCATGCGCGCGGGGCACGGTTTCGCGGAAACCGTACAAATGTCACTCGGTTATGATGTGTTGGTCGATTATGACATATGCTATACGCTGCAACGTAACCGACCTCATGTATGGGATAGATACGTCGGTAACGTCACCGATTATCGAGGTGTGACATATCATGTTGACGTGCCCGAAGCGATAGCGTTGTATCCGTCCGGCAGATGGCTAGGCGAATCGGACAAACAGGCCAACGGCGAGAATCTGACATACATACGAAACACGTATAATCGAATTGTGGAAACAATGCCCCGCGAACTTATTATGCGGGACGGCAAACCTATGATTGTGAGCATTGATGGCGAAATATTATTATGATCGGCTTAGAACACTGATACTGCCACGCAACGCCGACGTGAACCTTATAATTGGCGCGCGCGGACTCGGTAAAACGTATGGCGTACGTCGATACATGTTGGAAGATTATATTAAAAACAACATATGTTTTGTTGAGGTCACACGTTATCGAGAGGAAAATAACGACGTGGCGGCAAAATATTTTGACAGAATAATAGAAGATAATATTTTCCCCGACTACGATTTTAGAGTACATAACAAGGTTGCTGAAATACGTCGTAATGGCGAGAAAAAATGGCGGACATGCGGCTATTTCATCCCATTATCATTACAACAGCAGAAGAAAAAAAGCACATATGTTAATGTACGTAACATTTGCATGGATGAAATTATTATAGATCCCGATGACGTGTATCATCATTATTTGCGCAACGAATATGAACAATTGGCTAACCTTGTAGATACCGTCACGCGCGAACGCGCCGACGATAACAAGCTGCGTAAGCCGCGAATCTTTCTGCTAGGCAACGCGTGCGACGCATATAATCCGTATTTCAAACATTACAACGTACCCTTGGAACCTGAGTTTGGCTTGCAATGGCTTGATGGTAAGACGTGTATTTTCGATTATGTTGAAGATGATAAATACGCTGAACAGAAAACAAAAAACACCGTTGCGGGACGTATGATGAAAAATAACGATGGTGTCACCGCTAAAAACAAATTCAAACACCATAATACTGATTTTATTGAAAAACCACACAACCACGTTAAACTTACTTATGTCTTCCGTTGGCTGCGGCGTGAATACGGCGTTTATGTTGATTTGCGTTGCGGCTACGTTTTCACATCATCAAAATATGACGCGGGCGCGCATGTGCCGTATTTCGCAATTACGACGGATGATAACAAACTTAATTATCTTACGGCAAATGTTGCAAAAGACTTGATTAGGAATCTTACGTCATATTACGCGTTAGGCTATTTACGCTACGATACGGTGGAAACGCAACACGCCGTAATTGCAATGCTTAGAAATTTCGGCGTAAAATAAACACGGCATACACGAGGTGTTACAGTGAGAATGTTAAAACATTATCGTTGATAACCACGGTTGACTCCGCCAATGATATGGCCGTGAGGGAAAAGCGCGCCGTTCGTCGCTGTGAATCATGTCGCAAGTGTGCTATTCTTAAGTCGTGCCGGTTCGGTATTCGTTCGCCGGTACGACTTTTTTCATATATGAAAGGAAAGGAAAGGAAAAACGATAATGGATGACGAGACCCCCGAGGAAAGGGACACCGCCGAACGCGATGACCTCACCCCCGATGAAGCGCACCGTGCGGGCGAGTTCGACGACTTGCGCGACATGATGCGTGACGTGCTGGACAAAGTGAGCGCAATCAGCGATCGCACGGACGCAATCAGCGAACGAATTGACGGCATATACGACAATTTTGCTGATTCCGTCGCGCAGATGGTCGAAAACGGCGCGACCGTCAAGGAAAACGACGATGACGCGGCGGACGCAATCGCACAGGCCGCGGCAGAGGACTTGGAAAATCTCGATTACACGCTTTAATCGATAGGAGTAAATATTATGGCTGTAGACAATGCGACAATTTTGGATAAGGTGCGTACCAAGGGCACGGACGATTATCAGCAACGTATTCCGAGTGCGACGCAGACCGGCGTGGCGAACACCATGCGCTACTTGTTCGACCCCATGAATCGCCAATATTTGAACGACTGTGTTTGGAATATGGTCAATCGTATCGGACTTACAGTTATGGCGCAGAACGCACCGTTTGAAAACCCGTTGTCGATTTTCAAAAAGGAAAACTTGTACTGGGGTTCGACTGTACAGGAAATCGCAGTCAAGTGGATTAAGGCGCACGGCTACAAGGATGACGCGGAAGACCTTTTGAAGATGCACCGCCCCGAAGCGGCGGTGTGGTTCTACGAGAACAATCGTCGTGATCAATACCCGATTTCATGGACCGACGATGAATTACGGCAAGCGTTCGTTGATGATTTCGGTTTGAATCGTTTCGTCGCGCAGATTATGGAATCTCCGCGCAACAGCGACCAGTACGACGAAATGAACATTATGCTTGCGCTGATTCGACATTATGAGCAGAATCTTGGCTTCTACAAGGTACACCTTGACGCGGTGCCGAACGACGAAACCACCGCCAAGACGTTGCTCAAGGCATTGCGTGCGACCGCCGGGCGTATGCAGTTCCCCAGCACGCAATACAATGCGTTGAACGTTACCGACATTCCGGCGTACGCAAGCCCGCAACAAATGGTGTTGTTGATTGAACCGGAATATCTTGCGTCGCTTGACGTTGACGCATTAAGCGCGGTTTTCCAGCTGGATAAAGCGGACGTGCCGTATCGTGTTATTGAGGTACCAAGTCTCGGTATCGACGGCGCAGTGGCGTTGCTCGTTTCCACCGATTGGTACCAAGCACGAGACACGCTGTATGGCACTACGCAGTTCTATAACCCGCAGACACTTTCCAACACGCTGTATCTCAATCACTGGGGCATTTACGGCGTGTCCCCGTTCACTCCATGCGCGCTATTTACCACCGATGCGGGCACTTCCATCAAGGTTGTGACTCAGGCCGTGACCGGCTTCACTCTGACCCCGACCACGGGCACCGTCAAGGCGGGCGACCTTATGCAGCTCACGCCCAAGCTCACCGCCACCGTAACGCCGACCGGAACCGCCATACAGGTCGCACCGAACGCGGCAACGTACGAGGTTGCGGCGAACCATGCCGCAAGCGGCGATGCCGCGCACGGCGCGGCGTTCGACCTCAACGTCAATACGTTCGTCGATGACCAAGCACGCTTGCACGTCCAGCGTGACGGCCTTGTTGCCGGTGATGTCATTACCGTGATCGGCACCGCCACGTACGTCAATCCGAACGGCGAGACTACGGAACATTCCGCAACATGCACGTTCACCGTCGAATAGTCTGAATCGACTATGGTATAAAATGAGTGGTGTTTCATGTGGGGCACCACTCATTTTTCATATAGGAAAGGGCGTGATATGGATTTTCCACATCTGCAAAACGCAACGGCGTTTCCGGATACTGATACGCGCGTGTACGGTCAGTATCGCAATGTTTTTGACTACAATGTTTGGACTCCAAACACGGTAATTAAGTTATGTCGTGTGAATTGGTATGATGATTATCACGACGTTGTGAAATTCTCCGATGACATTGCAAGAGACGCGTGGTTTGACAAACTAGAGGGCGAAACCGTCAAACTCACGACAAACATGTATATCGCGCGCGCCGATGCGGACGGCATAAAATTGCCCGTGCCTTACATGACGGCGCAACAGTATAATTACATTGTCGTTGACTTTTCGCATGACATTATCAATACGCCGTATCAGAAAACCGACGTGCAGACACGTTATCATTTTTTCATCACTTCCGTGCGCGCGGAAGCGCCGAACACGACAACATGCACGCTTATGCGTGACGTATGGACGGACTATATCAACAGCACCACAATCAACGGTTTGCTGTTGTCACGCGGGCACGCGCCGTTAATGGAAATGACACCGCAAGAACTGCTGAAAAACCCGCGCGCGAATTGCCGTGATTTAACGCTGCCTGATGTCGATTATGGCAGCGCCGCGTCGAATATCAGAAAAAGCACACCGGTTAATCTGCAAAACGGTACAAGATACATCTGTGTGGCCGCAACGTTTTCGCCCGGACAATTGCAAACCATGAGCGGCATACGCGGTACGAACATTACGGACAGCGATCCGACATACAGTAATACAGATGGCACGGTAACAAATTTCGCATGGGGTGCCGGAAACATTTCCACGTCAAACGTCACCGGCGCGGGCACATCGTATAATTCCGTTGACAATCTCACTGCAAGCAACGTAACCATGTACGCGCTCGAATCGTCCAAAATATCAGGTGATTATTTCAACACACTTTTCGCGTATTATCCACATATCATGTCGCAGATTACAGCGGTTTTCGTCGCCACCGCAACCATGCTGCAACTTGGTAACGCTATCAGCGTGAATGGCGTTGAATGGCATATGGTCAGCGGCACGCGAACGAAACTATCCGATATTGATTTGACTATCGATGATTTCGCGTACGCTAGTGAATACGCGCAAATAACGCGCTTGTATCTTGCGCCCTACGCGTACTTAGAGGTTTCCGACAACATCGGAAACAAAACCCGTGTGGAAATAGCGGATTGCGGACAACTCTCGGTACAGATCGTCACATCCCTTAGTTATCCGATATTGCGTCAAATTGCATGGCTTGACGGAATTGGAAGCGACGGTGACGCATCCATTAGCATTGACGCCATTAACGGGGCTAACATCACCGCTAACGTGCCGAACGCGGACGTGCTTAAAACGCTTATATCGCACGACATACCGACATACGCGTTGCAACGCCGCGCAATCGATGCGCACCGCGCCGCCGCATACAATCGAGAAATCACGCAAGCGCGTGAAAACGCCATTGTCTCGTACGAAAACGGCGCGCGTTCGGCTAACGTGGCATTGAGCAACACTAACCGAAGCAATACGAACAGTATCGCCAACACGAATCTAACTAACGCGCTCAATTCCACCGTCACAACCAATTCCAACAACGCGTCCAACGAAATCTACAAAAACAACGTAAAACAACAAAATTTGCTGTTGAATGCATCCAATACCAAAATCGATGAAATGAACACGGCCACGTTAGACCTAACATCGAATCTCGTAAACACGGAAATCACGGCAAGCGCGATTGGCACCGTCACCGCAGCGCTGGGCGCGATAGGCACGGCGGCGACCGGCATAGCGGTGACGGCGGCGACGGGCGGGGCGGCGGCACCGATGGTGGCGGCGGGACTCGGCGCCGCCGGGAGCCTCGGCCTATCAAGCGGCGGTTTCGCCCCCGGCCGGTCACACAGCGCGGGGGGACCCGGGACACGGACGGGCGACAAGGGCGG